TTACGTGGAATGATTCGTGACCGGGAACTAATCCTTTAGCCACCTCTATTAAAAAATCTCTATTTGAAATATAACTCATATTATTAACCAAATACTGCCGTTAGAAACTAAGGTAACACTCTCCCAAGTTGTCAAAGTGATACCGCTCATATTGTCTATGCTACCCGTTGCCTTTGTTATTCCGCTTGAGGTATTCTTTAAAGTTATTACATAATCCTCATAATTCGATGCACTAGGCAAGGCTATTGTTATATTAGGACTATTTAGGATAAACATATCGTATAGGTCAACCTCTGCGTTATAATTCCTTGTTAATGTGATTATGTTCTTTTTATCTGTCTCAGATGGCTCTGACAACTTTTGACCGTTTACCCATACACCACTATCAGTAATTACTCCGTTGTCTCCTATTACTATTGCTGAGATGTTAGGGTCTACTGTGTTACCTTTCCCTAAGATCATCGACTTACCTGATATGTCATTATTTACAGTATCATAGTAGTCGTTGTTTATGGTCGTAGTGATTCCTCCTATATTAACCTCTCCGATAAATGGCTTAGTAATAAAGCTAGGCAATGCTATCTCCTCGTCAACGCTTATTAACTCTACCTTAGTTAGTTGGTCTTTGTTAGGGTTATAGTCTATGACCTTATTTATGTTCCAGTAGGAGTTGTCTATTCGTATCTTGTCGGATAGCTTTAGCTTCTGTATGTCGTTCTCCCGTAAATCAAAATAAGCGACTAGCATCTTACCGCTATTGACTTGACCTATAGTCCTCCTCCAATACTTGTTAAATAGGTTGTTATTAGTAAGAGCGAAAATAGGATTATAGAAGTAGTAGTCACAAGGTGCAAAGTTAATATCAAAGGTAGGGTTGAAATGGTCATCAAAATGACTGACAAGAGGGTAATCAGTAGAACTACTCGTTACTGTTCCGTAGTCAGTTATAGTGAATCCATTACTCGCCTTAGTTCCGTTATGTTGTAATATCCGGATGTTAGTCTTAGGACTTGCTGCGTTAATATAAGGTACTACTGCTCCAAAAGAGTTCCATACCATCGGAGTAGGCGAGAAAATCAATTCCTTTTTATCTACTCCCTTTACATATTCGTTATCATAAGTAAACTCTACTTGTCCGTAAATCTCGTTAGTAGCATCCTCGTAAACCTCGTTTATAGTATCCTTATCCTGCTTGTAAGTCATCAATAACTTCTTAGCAGATAGATCAGGTAGGAACTTCAACTCTTGCTTTCTATCTTTGGCTAGTTTATACGTCCAATCTTTAACCTCCCCTGCATCGTAGTAGTCATCCCTATGCTTATAGATTAACTTATTAGGATTATCCTTATCAGGCTCAACGATTAAGTTGTACATCATACAAATAGACTTCACAAAATCCTTCTGCTTTATCTTACGAGGAACGTAGTTATTAACGTCTACTGTCTGACCGAAACCTAGATTAGTGACTCCTAAGTTAGTCAGCATATCAATAGAGTTGACTTTAAGCTGAGAAGTAATCGTAACCGGATTACCTCCTATGTCTTGCCATTCCATATTGATAGGAGTAACTACTCCGAATGCTACCTCTGAAACATCTAACGAGATCGTAATATCGTCTGTAGGTTGTACGTTGGTTATGGATACGTCAAAGGTCTCTACTAAGTTAATTACGTTGTTCGTTCCGTTCGGTAGTGGGTTGTCAGTAGTTAGCCATTGTGCTCCGTCTATCGTATAGGTCTGAGATAAACCAATCCCTGCTGAGTTGTTTACTCGTAACAATATTTGGTACTTTATACCTTGAACTACTCCCGTACCGGTTAAGTCTTGTAGATATGCGTCTGCTCCCGTGTTATTGTATAGTTGGAAGTCTATGTCTACATCGAAATGAAAGTTGATAGTATTACCTCCTGCTATGTAGAACGGAGAATTATAAATCCCCGTAGTAGGGTTGAATAAGGATTGATTATCTTGGTTTTCCGTCCAAGTCGTTATATCGTTACCATAGGACGCAGGATATACGTAAAAGTTATTTTTCTCAGCATCTACCAAGTAATCACTATAGTCTAACTCAGGACTATCTCCGTTGAAAGGAATGACCAATTTATCGAAGTTCGCATCTGATAAAGTAGACCACTCATAACTAAAACCATTAGTAGCGTGTATCCTATCCCAATAAGTCTTAGCGTAGATGGCAGGTTTAAAGTCTGTCAGTAATGGCTCATCGTCAGGAGTAAACAACAGAGGATACATATAACCATCTGTATAGTCATTCGTAAAGGACGCTATAACATTAGTAGAGTTGTAAGTATGGTTTAAGTCGCTATAGTCTATGTCTGTTAGTTCGTTCTTATCTAAGGACGTAAAGAAGTCCGCTTGTGCATCTTTAACGACTACCGTATACTCTACCCCTTCATCGTGTCCGTTAGCGTCTTGTATCTTATCGACTGATACAAGTTGTAAGTAGGCATCCTCTAGTATCGGTAGTCCGTTCTGAATAACCGAACAAGTAGTAAGAGCGTTAATATCGAATGTGCCCTCTTGGATATTTACATCGTAGTAATGGTTTAATAGTTGGTTGTTTATGTCAGTTCCTACTAGCTTTATTGATTTCGAGAATGTACCCGACCTGGCAGATAGGTCTCTAACCTCTGCAACTCCAAAGTTAAGCGGAAAGTCCGTTCCTTCCTTAACCTCTAAATAACCGCTTTCTAGTTGTATTCTAACCATTTATTAAGGTTGTTTATTATTGATGTTTATTAGAGATGTTTATTAAGGTTCAAATTATCCATTCACTCTATCTTGTACGCTCAAATATACTTTGATTGTTTTTCGTATTAGGTTACGATTCTTCTGTCTCTCTTTTTCGTATCCGGTATCCTCAACGATACACGAGTAATATTCGTCGTTTATCTTAATCCAAGTATTCGGAGAACTAACCAACTCAGTAAAGTAAGTAGCCATAGCCTCAGTCATCCAATTAGTATTTAACTCGTAAACCTCTTTGATGCGTGGATAGATTACTTTGCTACCTTGAGCCATTGTGTCATATCCCCACTCTTGGCTAGTTACTGCTCCCTCTATATTTTGATTGTAAACGTCTTTTGTTACTGTTCCCATTAGCTTGTCTCTTAACTGAAAAGCAAATGAGCCAATAGAGCCTAACCTATCTAAGAACGCTATCTCATACTCGTTAATCTTACAACGTCTATCTAATCGTATTGTATAGGTAACTGAATGAGTAGTGATCGTAGCGTCTACATATTTAACCGTATAATACTCGGTATCCGATTTAACTAATGGAGCAGTACCTGATACTAATGTTAACCCGGTTAAGTCTCCTGCTATTCGATGCTGACTAAGTAGGTCTGTATCTGTTACCGCTCTGCTAAATACGTCTCCGTTATCATTCTCAAAGTATAGTAGTCCGGTACTTGACCCGTCAATCATTAAGTTAGCATAGACATCTTGTTTAGGTGTAACGGTAAAGTCTATAGGTAGAGTCGTAACGAATCCTGCTTTATTGTCATCTAGGATATATCTACCCTCAAAGTAACTTATGAAGTTAGCGAAAGACTCAGCACCATTAAATACGTATAAACCCGTCTCTGTTACGATGTCTCTTGTAACTGTCTTACGATTGTCTGAGAACTTAACCGTGCCGTCCTCATTAGCATTACCTACACCTGACCAAAGTGAGTTAACAGTAAAGTCATTAGTATTAGCCTCCAAGACTGTAAATAGACCTTCTAATAATGGATTGTTTACTCCTCCATCGTCTTGGGTTATTACTACCTGGTCTCCTACTGAGAAAGGCTGAGAAGTTAGATTGATTTGAACGTATGAGCCATTCTGAGTTAACGCAGATGTATAGTCATAAGAGGCAACGTATTCCTCCCCGATATGTACTGCATACTCGTAATAGGAGTTAGTAGGGTCTTGGTCTGTTACGGATGGGTCAAAGTCTTTAGATACATAAGATTGGAGCAACCGAGATAGGTCAACCTCTCCATAACCGCTTATGTCCGGAAGTACCCTATACTCTGCTATCTTAGTAGCCGAAGCGTCATAAATGTCAAATATGTACTTGAATCCGTCCTCGTTGTTATTGGTTGAGTCGTAGATATATTTAATCTCGTTGTAAGCAGGTGTTATGCTTTGAGGTTTTGCTATGAGTGAAGTTGCCATAATTTACTATCTAAACTATTTGGATAACATTGGCTTTTTATTTAAAAGGATATGTAACTATTATCTTGGTAGTACTCTGATTTGATATACTGAACTGCGTATCTGATTGCATCCATAGCGTCATCGTGTAGCTTTATAGGCTCGTCTGTGATCGTATCCTTTACCTTTTTCCATTTGTAGTTATCGTACTCCTTGACTAGATTCTCGTCATCTTGACAATATACCTTGAACGTCTTTACGTTATTGATTCCGTTCTTTACTTCCTTAGATGCGTTGAGAATGTTCCATCCTGCTATCTCTATCTCTTTGATTATCTCAGGTCTTGCATAGTCTGCTAGTATCTCTACGCTTTTACTTACGTTGTTCTGCTCCATTAGGTTGATTAGATCAGGAGTAGTAAGGTATGATTGATAGACTACCGGCTCAATAAATATATCGTTCTCGTGCCAATATACCCTCATCAATGCGCTCGGATGGTTGTACCCAAAATCTAAACCATAGACATACTGTTCAAATCTTAACGGCTTTCTCTTAACGAATTCCCAATTGTCATAGATGTTTTGCTTAGAGACCGCTTTCTCTCCTAATGCGTATATTTGGTAGAGAGCGTCATCCGTTCGCTTGAGGTCTTCTATTTGGTTAATTATGGACTGAGGTAGGAACGGGTTATCCTTGTACGTAGACTTGAGGGTTATAGTGTCCTCTTCGGGTAGATCATAAATCCAACTACTATTTTCTGATGGGTTAAAGTCTACAAAGAACTTGCCCTCACATCTCATATTGAGTTGCATAAACTCCTCGTGTAGTAGTTCGTTAGCCTCGTTTGCCCATACTATACTATGCTTTCTACCTCTCAGCTTCTGCTCGTCATCCGTTGAGAAAAACGCTACTTGTGAGCCATTAGGAAAAGTGTAAGTGTTGTTAGTCTTATTGTGTGCATCCTTGCGGTAGTATCCCATATCTTGAAGTATCTCAAAGAAGTCTACCATTACAGTATTACGAAGTGCTGGGAGCGTCTTTCTGACTATACTTATCCGTTGACCATCTGACTGTAAACAATGGAGTATAAATAACTGACAAAGGGAATAAGTCTTACTAGACCTACTCCCTCCCTGATTAACGATGAATCTCTTAGTGCCATTGAGAGCATCGTTGTTGCGTCTAAATACATCAGTCGCTTGTATCTTCATTTCTCTTAGTTACTATCTCAACCTCAATCTTACCTCCTATATTATCTCCGTTGGTCGTTACGTCTGTCTTCTCAGTTAGTCCGTTTAAGCGTTGAGTTATGCTAGGGTTGTATTGTCCTACCATACCGCCTTCTATTTGGTCTCTCCTAATTGCGTTCTTTATACGTGAACAGATACCGCAATATTCATTATAAGCGTCATTCGTATTTCTAAAATAATGGTCTACTGTAAGGCCGTTTTGGAAGCCGTATTCTTTAAATCCCTCGTATGTGAGAGGAGGTGTGTGCATCTCTGTTATAACTCCTCTTGGAGTAGCCTTTTCTATTGCTCTAGGTTTAAGACTTTCTTTATATCCTTCAAATAGTTCCCACATCTTCTCCGGAGTCTCTATGTATTTATGCTTTGCCATTATAGTAGTTTTTTAGCTTCTTTTATGTTTAGTAGGGTTACTATCTTTTCTACTTTTCTATTGTCTTTAAATTCAGTAGTTTTTTTATATTTCCCTTTAACCCATTTTGGCTTTAAATTGTTTATGTTGAATGAATATATTCCTTGTGGAGTTTGGTTAATGTAGTATATTTTTGCTTTATCCTTATGCACTATTAACTTATCGTATTTGTGTTTCTCCATTATCAACTCATCAAAGTGTATAGGTCTGCATTTTAATTCTATGATTGCTTTGTGCTTTTTAGAGTAGCAATCGTAGCCACAATATTGATCTGTTGACCTTTCTAATTCAGGTACAATATTTTTAAGTATACGATATAACTTATACTCATTCACTATCTATCTGCTTTAGTTTTCTTTGTGCCCATTCTATGCCTTCATCACCTCCCCAGGCTAACCACATTAACCTACCACAACCGTCTCCAAGTTCTTTATTTGAGTTTTTTCTATGTCTTTCGAATCCTGCCATTCTTGCTATGGTATCTCTAGAGATAGGCTCTCCTTTTGCTAGTTGGTTTGCTCTTTGCTTTCCTACCGGAGTACCACAAGAGCCCCATCCGTTATCCTCTGCCCATCTTAAAGCTATCTTAGCGTTTTCTGTAGCTGACTTAGGATAGTCATCATAAGAGTCAGCGAAGTCTTGTCTGTATTGAGTAGAGCATACTGCGAGTCTTTGGTTGAGATCGTATTCTCTTTTCATTGTTGGGTCGCTCATACATCTCTGCATAAAGTCTCTTTCGCTTTCGTTTGGTTTTGGTTTAGGTATTGGCATCGTTATTTATGGGTTTTTATTTATAGGTAGTTATTTAAGGTAAACGTTTTTTACTCTCCTCTGTAGGGTGTAGTTATCATCCAAGCTACATCGTGGTAAAATAGTGTTAATACTCTATCCTTTTCTGAGTCGATAAAGAGACTTCTGCCGTTTTGCTCGTCATCCGTGAAGGAATCGAATATAAACGTTTTAAGAGTTCCCGTTGTCTTGCTCATCCATAGAATCTTGAATAGTTCCTCCTGCATCCTTTTTAGATTTTGTTACCCATTCCTCCTTTAAGTACCCGGCTGCATAGTATTGCTTTACTTCAGATGCTTTTAACTCTCCTAACTCCTTTCTTACGTTACCAATTATTGGTAGTGTTACCGTTAGGACATAGTGCTTAAATTCATTTTTAATCTTCATAATTCTCTATGTAATGTTCTTTAAATTTGTTTAATATTCGTACCCGGTAAAGGTAGATAGTACTCTCAGGAATGTTAAAATGTTCGCTTAACTCTCTAACCTTTGTGAGTCCATCGTCAACCATTACCCTCCATACTATTTGGTCAACTCGGTCTAATTTTTTTACAAAGCCATCTATAAACATATCCCAGTTAAGGTTGCTATCTTCTGAGGAGTCATCTAAATAGTCTACTATCTCCATTGATCGTAGTATCTCTCGTCTATTGGTGTTTGAGTTAGGGTACTTTAGTTCGATGTTTATGTAGTGAACTATGAACGCAGGAATGTTATTAGCGTTTTTAGGGTTGTTCTCTACGACATAAAGGTAAGCCTCTGCTATTAATGAATGAGGGCATACTGTAGACTTAAAATAGTTTAGTTTCCTTTTAACTATCTCTAGTAGTTCCTCGTAGTTCTCGGAGACGTATTTATCAATTTGTGCTTTCAAACCATTCTAGCATTTTCTTTGCTAGTATCGAACGTCTAACAGTCGAACACATACAGTCCTTTATGTTGTCTTCGCTCTCTGCGTTGTAAATTTTCTGAGCATCTTTAGCGGTACGCTTAGTAACGTATCCGCTCTCGAACTCTACTCGCAATTCCTTAAATACTACTTCTCTATCCATCGTGATAATAATAGTGAAGCCAACGAAGCCAAACAAGCTAATACGAAGTCCTGAGACCATATTAAAGCAGTCCAAAAGGTCATACATTGCCAACAAGTAAACGGGTCAAATACAAACCTCGTAAAACTATTCTTCGGTAACTTCTCTTGGATTGCATTTAGAACGAAGTGTAAAGGCTCAAATTCGGTAATAAACCAACCTACCGAAACAAAAATAATAACTAACTCGTAATTCATAATGATTAATTTTTAGCCAATATAATGATTATTTTTTAATCGTGAATATCTCATCCGCTAACTCGTTCTGTCGTTGGCAGTCTTTATTGAATCGGTCATAGATAGTTGAGCCGGTATTTATCTGAGGTATTATCCACATTCCATAATGACCTATGTGCATTATTTTTTTTCCTTGTTTCGCAGCTTCAAGGCTGAATACTAAGTCTGACATACATTTATCTTCTGCTTTGTATATGTCTTTAGGGTTGAAATAATCCGTTCTAAAAGCAGTTACTCCGGTACCGCATACGTCTAACTCTTTAGTCTCAATATAGGACTTATCACATCTGAATGCTGAGTGATCGTGATAGTAGTCTAAGCCCTTTCCTCTTAATCGTCTGCCGTGATAGGTTATTATGCAGTTATGCTTATCTATCTCTTTTATAGTTTTCTCTATGTAGTCATCGGGATAGAGTATATCGTCATCACACGAAAAGAAGTAAACTGGGTCGGGCAGATGGCTTAGTATTATGAACTTGGCATTATCCGTATAGTCTATCTCTTTTGAGTTATCGTGTACGTGGATTAGGTTAGGCTTTACGGTCTGCTCTTCAAGACTTCTCAAAGTATGCTTTAGTTCGTTTGGTCTGTCTCCCGTTGTCGCTATTCCTACTACTATTCTCATCTGCTTGTTAATGGATTCTTTTTTCTCTCTTCCGGATGCATCTTACTCTCGTGGTCTCCGTGATATGCTAGGCTCTTAATTGGCTTATACATTGGTATCTTTAGTTTTGTAAATCCTATTGTAAACCTCCAACCTACTCCACTACTAATTGTAGGACTCTGTGACCACCACGAGGCAGGAGGCTCTTCCATTTCATAGCCAAATAAATCCAATGTCTTACGACCGCAAAAAAAAGTACAATCTGAAAATCCTACTCTTTGTATTCCATCTTTTGGAGGTAATTTAGGAAACAATCTCCATTGTTGGTGTCTACCGTCATTCTCTAAATTAAATACATAAGGCTCTTGCATTGATTTATGATAATCAATAAGCCTTTGAATGTCTAGTTCTAAGTAGTCATCCTGAGTAAAGATATAAAGGTCTGCTACGTTCTGCTTTGCGTGTTTGAGTATCTCATCCCAAGTCTTCCAAAATCCTTTCTTGCCTCTGTGTGGGTGTGTTACTCCATCTTCAAAGATTACCGGCTCAATATCATACTCACGAAAACGCTCTACTACTTTCTTTAGCATCTCAGGACGATCGTAGGCAGTTATGTAGGCTCGTATCTTCATTTGCTTTTAAGTTTCTCGATATACAAAATAGCGTCCATTAACTCTTCTTGTAAGTGGTTTAGGAAGTCATCAGTATTGTTCTGCTCTAAGGTAGTGCCGTACTTCTTTATTCCTACTTCGCTACGTTGTTGGAACTTGTCCACCACTTGCTTTACTATTTTGTCTTGCATTCTTTTATCTTCTGTTTGTAAAGGTAAATAATTTCTTTTAGTTCCTCTACTGAATAGTTAGCGGTTTCATTTGCCATTTGTTTAAGTGCCTCGAATCTTTCCTTTCCTATACGTTCAGGTAATCTCCTACCGTACTCTACAAGGTTTCCACTTAAATACATATTACACTTAATGCAAGAACTATGTACGTTGTCCTCGTTAAACCTTACATTAAAGTGACCACCAGCACTATAAAAATGTGAAGCGTTAACCTTCTTCCCTTCTAAAGATACACCACACGATACACAAGGCAACCCCTTATCCCTTAAATTTATATATTCGTTAAATACTTTCTGTGCTTCCTTAGTCCAATCCTGCACGGTCTTTAGTTCCTCCTTTAGTTTCGCCTTTCGTTGCTTCCATTGTTTCTGCCTTGCTACCCTTACCCACTCTTCTACGCACTCAGCTTTTAGGCAGTAGTGTTGTAGTGGTTTTTCAGGTCTAAAGTATTGACCACAGTTACGGCACTTCTTACGGTTCATTCTAGTATGTTATAGTTCCCTTTTAATATGCTATTGCGTAGATTATGCTCCTTTATGAATGTTCGCCTTTGTCTTGAGCGTTGCTTGATATACAACTTCTCGCAGAATGATACAATGTTTTCTTTCTCAGCTTCCGTGAACTCGATTACTCTATCAATTAAGTAAAGTTTGTAACCTACTCCTAAAGGCTTCTCTAATATTGCAAAAGGCATTCCCTCTGCTAAGACTTCCGCTTGTATTTTGTTAATCTTGGTTACGGTTATCATAGTTTTCAATTATATCCTTTGCTTTTAACAAGTTATCTATCTGCTCGTCTATTCGCTTAGTGTCCTTTCCTCTGTCTTGCATTAACTTCTTTACGTCTAGTAAGTAGAAAAGAACTCCTGAAAGATAGATACTTGCTTTGCTTAGTTCTTTCATAGTGGTAAATTTCTCAATATTAATTCCAATACTCTAACAGTTATAGAATTACCAGCTTGTTTGTATGCCTGAGTGTCGGAAACAACAGAAAAGTCAAACGTATCGGGAAAGTCCTGAAGTCTGAAACATTCTCTTGGTGTTAATCGTCTGATTCGATGATCTTTCAATAAAGATGGAATATGTCCCCCACCTTTTGCAGTTCTAATTGTCGGAGAATACTTATCAAAAAAGCGAAATTCACTTTCATTAAAACCTCCGTAAATATTATGAATTATCACCGCTTGATTACAAGAAGTATCTAAAGTTTGTGCAACTTCATAACCTTTCTTTGTTGCTGATTTGATTTTGATGTGATTATCAGTAGGGCATAAAGCACCATTCGCTCGTAATGTTGAAGCTATCGAATTACCATCTTTTAATTCAACTCCGAACCCAGTTCCTTTTTCATCGTGCTTTTCTTTGTGATTAATTAGATGTTTAATCGCCTTATCACTCAAAAAATATTTTTCATCAACTTCGCTTTCAAGAAGATCTTTCAGTTTTTTGGTCAAAGTTTCTTCTTTTGGAAACCTGAATGAATTATCTTGATCGTCACGAATACCAACAAGAAAAACCCTTTCACGATTCTGTGGAACACCATAATTTTTACTGTTCAATACTTTCCAATATAAGTGATATAAAACAGAATCTTCGTGAGGAAATAACACCGGAACACCATTCACAGATTTACCACTTAACATATTCACCCACTCTTGAAAAGTCTTTCCACCATCATCAGAAAGTAATCCTTTTACATTTTCGAAAATGAAGAATCTTGGATTGTTCTTTTGAATGAATTCGTGAGAATTGAAAAACAAAACACCACGTTCATCATCTTTCCCTTTTCGCTTTCCTGATAAGCTAAAAGCTTGACAAGGCGGTGAAGTCATATAAATATCAAGTGATTCTTTTTGAATCTCTCTATCATAAACATCTTTCGGATAGTATTCAGGTTCTCCGTGGTTGTGTGCGTATGTGATTCGTGCGAACTTATCCCAATCACAAGCATAGATTCTCTTGTGATTCAATCCTTTTTCTTTGCATACTCTTTCGATTGCGTAATCAAACGCACCCACTCCGCTGAAATCTGAACCCGTTGTTATTTCTCTTATCATAGTTCTTTAAGTATTAAAAGTTCCTTTAGTTGTTCATCTGTTAAGTTGTCGTAGATAGCGTATAGTTTTGACCGAAATCGTTTAGGCTCTTTATGTGATACTCCCGTCTCACGAGACTTTCTTATACGATAGTTAGAAGTGTCTCTTAAAGTCAGCTTGTTTATTATCTCTTCTCTTTTCATAGTTGTTTATTTAAAATGGTAAATTATCTCCCTCGTTTTCAAATGTACTTAATTTTTGGTTAAGGTTTATCTGCTCTCCTACTGTTATGTCTACGTCTTTCAATGCACTAATGCCATCGAAGTAGTATCTATTCTCTTTTCGCTTAAAGTCTATTCCCCAAACATCGCCTGGAATCCCTACTAACTTCTGCTTTTTGATTTTCTGACTACCTACTACAACCTCAGTATTAGAAAAGTCTACCGCTCTCTCAGGTCTCCAAACATAACAAACATTATCAGCACCGTCAGCAAACGCTCCACCTCCCTTAATGTAATTTAAGTCAGGCTTCACATATTTACCTTTGTCATCTTTCCTAGCAGTCAGTTGATGTGCTACTAATTGAAAAGCTACCTTATGGTCTATTGCGAAACGCTTACACTCAGTCATAAAATTACTGACATAAACATCTCCACGCTCCCCGTTAAGTGAATGGTATATCTTGTTGTATGGGTCTATCGTAACAGTATCTACGTTCTCATCTGTCTTTAACTCCTTAAAGCATTCTAGTATATTATCAATAGTCCAAATGTCATCGGGATAAACGATAAAGAAATGCTTATCTACAAAATCAATTGCAGTCAAGTACTCAGATTCACTCATCAAGTTATTTGCGTAGTGTGGATCGCAACTCTTACCTATCAGCATCTCTATGATGTTATCGTAGAAGTCTGTTACCGGAACGTTCTCAGGACTAAATACTCCGTGCTTCCATCCATCGAAGTAACTCTTCAACGTCATTAACTGCTCCATAAAAAGCGACTTACCCTCGTTTTGGTAACCCGTCCAAATGGTTAGGTCTGTCTTTCTCCAAGTCCAAACATCGTCAACTCTTTGAATATGAGTAGTAGAGCCTCTCTCTTTTCCGTTTCTGTATCCGTGTAGCATTTCTTCTTTTACATCGGATGCTCTGTATATCTTCTTAGTCATATAAATCTTTTAACTTCTGTGGTTTTTGCAGTCCGTTGTTTATTGGTTGTTTAGGTTTCTCTACATATTTATCCCAAAATAAACCTTGCCAACCACTTTCAATAGATGCGTTAACTACATACTCAACCTTTTCTAACGGCTCAGAATTAAATTTGTTTATTAGGTTGGTTAGTGTGCTTTTGACTTTGATAGGCTTACCCATTTCTTTTCGATAAGAAAGCCACTTATTAAAGATAACTTGTTTATCTACATTAACACTTACACTTACACTATCAGTTGAATTTCGTTGACGCTCGTTAACGGTCGTTGAACGGTCGTTCTTTTTCGTTGAGCGAACTTTAGCAGACTTCTTACCTGCTTCTCTTCGTTGCTCTAACTGCTTCTCCCACTTCTGTAGATCACGCTTTAAAGTGTTTTTTATCTGAGCGAATACTGCCCTAACTACTACACTATCTGTTGTAGGGTTCTCATCATTTACGTATGCAAAGATATGCTTAATCAGCTTACCAGCATCCTCATCATTAAGTTCGTTGAATGTATCGCGCCAATCTGAGTACGCAACAAAGGACTTTTTTCCTTCTGCCATATTTCTAACTTTTTAACTGACTTAAAAAAAGATGAGAGGGGAGGAAGTCAGTAAACCTCATTACAACCTAGCTAGGGTTAACCTCTCTTTAATGACGTAAAATTAATCAAAAGGTTGCTTAATATCTAAAAAATTTGTTTTCTATTTTCAACTAATCTGTTAAATACATCAGAGTACCTTTCGCTCTCTTGCTTTATTTCTTTTAGGTAATCGAAGTCTGTTTTATAGATAGTTATTCTTTTGTAGTTCCGGTCATCTAGTTTAAGACTGTTCTCATTAAAGTACAACATCTCATCTAATGGGTTAACTAATAATAAGAAGTAGTCATCTTCTTTGTACATATCGAACACCTTAATGTAATGAAAACAAGTAGCGTGATTCTTGTCTAGCATATCTCCTATCTTTTGCAATGCTATTCCGTAGCTTCTTAGGTACTTAGTAAGGAACGCTCTTTTATAAACAAGTTCTCGCTTTCTACTTTTACTTCTTAAGTCGTACTCTTCTATTATCTGTAATGCTTTTTCTATCTCGTTATTCATAGCGTTTTAAATTAGGGGAGAGTTAACCCCCTCCCCGTAGTTACTAAAATGGTAAATCGTCTTTCTCTTCTTTAGAAATTCCCTCTATAGGTTCAGCATCCGGTTTCCAGGTATCTAACGTAATAGATACGTCCTTACCGTATTGGTCGGGTGCGTCCTTTACGTTGATGCTAACCTTTACGTAAGTTTTCCCGTTATACTCGAAAGTATGTTCTTTAGGAATGTCGGATATACATAGGCTACTTTTTAGCCAGTTATCCTTTTGCTTTTTACCGCTACCGATGTAAATTGTTTTCTGTTCCATTTTATTTATTTATTTGTTTTTCAAATTTAAACATTCCCCAAAGTATAGATACTTTTTTAGTATGCTTATTAGTTGCTATATCTATTTTTGGCTCTTGCTTTTTTGTTGTAATTTGTACTTGCTCTCGTAGTTCAGTAGCTGATAAACTAGCTTTTCTTGCATCTCTGTTTTTAATATTCTGAATATGCTGATAATTAAAAGTAGCATCCGCTAAAGCCTCAGCCATTTTTATGTTTGGCGGTATTGTATTCCATTCGTATGTCTTTTGCTTTCCTCTACCACCTATACGATTACTCTCTTTAATTATCTTTTTTTCCTTCATAATTCTAGCATAAGTATGGCTCACACCTTGCTTAGTCAGGAAGTCATTTAAAGATATATTACCATTATAACTAAGTAATACGTTTAATGTCTTCAGCATTTCAAATACTTTCTGTACTTGTTCTTGTTTGTTTCTTGCTTTCATAGCTTCATTAATTTGATATTGTTTCTGAGTCTTTTACTATCTCCATACGCTTCAACTACGGCTCTCAGTTTTCCGAAGTTGTTGCGTTCCTTTAATAACTTTTTAGCTTTTACCTTGCCAATACCTTTAACTCCTTTGATGTTGTCGCTCGTATCGCCTATTAAGAGCGATTCTAAGAGCATTTCGTAACCCTCTTGGGGTGTAGTATAGGAAAAGCCACGAAAGTCCGTTAAAACGTTTCCTTGTTCGTCTTCGCCTATCTTCTTTTTGTAGTAGTCGAAATGAGCACCGGGTATTTGCTTAAGGTCTTTGTCTATACTTGCTACTATTGGGTAGTATTGTTCGTTTAGTTCTACTGCCCAAGCGATCAAGTCATCAGCCTCTAAGGTATCTGAATACTTTGTTAACTCTCCTTCTGCTTCTAGTACACTAATCACATACCATTTGAAGTGCTTTACTATTTCAGTTAAAGGTGTCTTCTCTCGGTTTGCTTTGTACGTAGAATCTATCTCATACCGGAAGTTCTTAGAACAAGTAGAAAAGAAGTGGGTTACGTAGTCAATAACGAAACCTTCTTCCTCAATACGGTTAACTATCTGTCTAACCTGGTCGTGGTATTGCTCGTACATTTCAGCAAAATCTAACTCAGTATCTACGTGGTTGTGTGCTACTTTAAATAGGATACTATCCGCATCTAAGTAAAGGCATTTATTACGGTCTGAAAGGAAACCTTCTAGGAGGTCACGCTTTACCGCTTCCTCCTTAGATAGTTGTATAAAGCCTTTCAAGTAGTCTAATTCTTCTTGTGGCTTCATTATTTCAGTTGTTTAAGTTGGTCAGGAGTCAAAGTAAAGTTGTTCTTTAAAGACTCCGCATCGTAGTTACCTGACTTAATTGCATCAAGCGACTTTTGGAAACGCTCATCAGTTAAGGTTGGTTTACCTTTTTGTTTAGGTTGTCCTGCTGCGTCTAAATCCGTATCTGTCACAATCCCGAGACAACAAGAGATGCAGTACCTACGAAAATAGGTCAAGGCACTACCGAATGACTGATAAATGTTCATTCCTCGTAATTCTTGTACCGGAATGTCTGCTCTTGATGCTCTAAACTCTCCCGTCTCTACGTGAAAGATCGTAGTAACTAAAGCACCTCCGTCTAGTTCCTGAGTGAATCCCAACTTATGCTTTTTAAGTAGTGGGTTGATCACTTCAAAGATAGTTGGCAAGTCTGCATAAGAATAGTTGTGTCCTTTAGTACCTTTGTGGATTACCGGGCACTCTTGCTGGAAGTCTGCCAACGCTTTAAATAGTTGGTTGCTTTGTGGAATTACGTCCACGATTTCTGCATTTTTCATAGCTTATTATTTATTGAATTTAAGTTTGTTACTTTCTCTATGAGCGTTTATGAATACCTCGTTAAAGGTTGCCTCGCTCTCAGGCTTTACTGTTTTAGATACTCGAATAGGTTGCTTAGTTGGTATGTATTCGTTATCTGTTTGCTTACCTCTCATTCTCTCAGGTAATACTGCGTCTAAAAATCTCTTGCTTACTTTCATAGTTTTTCGATTATAATTCGTTTTCATATTTTTTGTCAGCTATATAAGTTGTGTATGCTAAGTCTCTAAGCATTTCTGAGGTTAGCTTTAAATATGTTAATTCTTTTGTTTTAATTGTAGCACATCCATCAAAATCAAAGTTTACAACAAACTCATCTCCCTCTACATCCATTAACTCTGTATAAAGACCTTCCTCAACTGTTCCCTTTATTTTCATAGTTTCTCTATTTCTTCTTTTACTTCTTCCCAGTAGTTAATTCTTGATAATGCACTTGCACTTGGATTCTTATAAATTATTTCGTGCAATATTTCATCTACTGCTATAAGTGCGCATTTTTTACAAGTTAAATAATCTATGTATAAGTCGAAGTACTTATCAAATAACTCTTTTGCCTTTTCTTTTGGTGTCATCTCTCTTCGTTTAATCGTTCTACTTCATTATCTACTTGGTTGTTAATCTCACGTGTTAACTCATCGGATAAACCTAACTCGTCAAGTGAAGAGTCAAAGATACTAACATTATCAGCTTCCCACTTAGATACTTGCTCCCATATCACTATACCGTGAGCGGTTACATCTTTCTCGTAATGGTAATGCTCTTCCTCTAAGATGAAGTCAACTACTGCTATAGTTTCGAAGTCTTCATTCTTTAGGGAGATTTCTCCATCTTGTTCCCAAGTACTAACCTCGCCTTGTATTAGTTCCTCTCCGTTAATGTAAAAGAAGTTAAGCGGATTAGCATTAGATAGCTTAGCCTTTTCTATTACGGCATAATCGTAAGACTCGTAACAACCTACTATTCTATCGTGATAGCCTCCGTTGCTCTTTGCTCGTTCTGTTAAAATGTAAATTTTCATAGCTTTTGTTTTAGTTATTTGTCGAACACCGACATAACAAAGGTAACTAAGTTTTCAACAAAAACAAATTTTATCAAAAAAAAATTAAATTATTTTTAATCGCGATATGCAATAAAAAAAGACGCACCCCGAGAGATACGCCTTTAAACTATGAAAAAAGATTGATGCGTAAATATACTTATTTAATTCCGTTGACTAGCTTATATTGGATATAATCTTGATAAGTTTTATTGTTTACTTTGAACTGAGTTCTACACTCTTTACGGTCTGAGCATTGTAGATAGTGTTGGATAGTTCCTGCTGCGGTTGTATACATACTCTTATAATGTGGCAAATTACCGCACTCAGGACAATGGAATTTAGTTTCTCCACGTAGTACCGCATACTGCATATTTGGCTTAACGTAAGGACGTAGCTTATTAAATACGGCTTCGAGTGAAATAATATCCCCATCTCCGTAGTATAATAAATGATCTAACGCTTCTTTGTCTTTATGATAGACAACGTTAACCCAAGTATCTATACCTCCTGCGTCTTTCTTTGCTTCTAGTCCGTAGTAGTCACATACGTTCTTTAGTGAGTAGCTAGGTAGGTTTAAATACTTCTTAGCTAGTTTGTAGGTATCTATTTCGTTTAGTGTATGCGGAAAATCTAAGCCGTGGTAAACTGCTCTAGTCCTGAGCCAAGGAGTATCGAATCTCTTACCGTTGTGTGTGATCACCTCGTCCGCTTTGCGTAGTTCCTTAATGAACTTTTTTAGTAGTGACTTATCGCATTGCTTATTTAATCCCCAGTCAAGATTATGTACTTGTTCTTCGCCTTCCCACTTCCAATGTATAGAGATAATCTGAGCGTGTTTAATTATTTGGTGTGGGTGTATGGTTTGGTTATATCCCGGTCTCCAAAAGTGACCTTGACAGAACGAGGTTTCTATATCGTAGAAAAGTCTTTTATGTGTCATCGTGTAGGTAGATTTTTAAACGCTCCTATAATAGTTAGAATAGGTTGTAATACATAACCTACTACAATACCTATAAGCAACCATAGCCACCACTTACCTTTTGCTCGTTCAGTACGTACTATCGTTTTACCTTCTATACGCTTCTCTTTTACTACGGTCTTTACGCTATCCTTATACATTGATTTAACCGCCTTTAGAGAGTCTTTAAATCGCTTATAGTCGTATCTTACCTCGTACTTAGTTACTACGTTTGTATGCGTTCTTATTATCAGCGAATCTCTAGGAATTATGATAGTATCGTTTGGCGTTACTATTGTATCGTATATTGTAACGGTATCTACTTCACAATTAATCTTACCGCCTTTCTTTTTATACTTCTTTAAGTGATAGTCAGGAGAGCAAGAGTTAGCTAGAAATATAATCCCTATTAGTGCTAAACTCCAAAATAAAAATAGTGCTAATGCTTTGGTTTTTTTCATAGCGTTTTATTTGCAATATACAAATATTATTATATTTGCCGTGCGTTTATAAGTTTTAGGTTAGGGAGTGAGAAAGTCTTGCTCCCTTTTTTAATACCCTTTCAACTCGATTATACTACAAGCGTCTACGATAGATTTAACTACTCTACGCTTCCAGTATTCGCCCTCCATCAATCTTAACTCCTCTCGGTTAGTATGGAAGCCTAATTCCAACAATACTGCATTACAATGAGACTTTGAGAGTATGTAGAAATTCGCCTCCTTAATTCCTCGATCACTCGTTATTCCATCGAAGTTACAAGCTAGTTCCTGATGAAACCACTTAGCAAGTATATCACTTTTCGTTTCTCCTTTAGATGTAAACACGGTTATTCCTTTAGGACTAGTCCACTCCACACCATTACCGAAAGCGTCAGAATGTATAGATATAAGGAAACTCTTTTTTTCTTTATGGAGTTCGTTTGCTTTGCTTACTCGCTCAGATAGTGGAACGTCCTTCCAAGTGTCTACCAACTTAACAACATCAAAGCCGTGATCTTTTAACGCATCGTAAATCATATCCACTAGAATACGATTATTAACTCCCTCGTAGAATTGTGTGCCGTCCTCTTTTTTTGGGGAGCGTTTACCGGGTGTTACATATTCATTATTAAACGGACTTATGCCTCCGTGTCCTGCGTCTAGGATTATTCTCATTTTATACCGATGTGTTTATCTTTAAGGAATAGTAAACCCGAGCCAATACTAGCGACTATTACAACCTCTGAAGCTTCCACTTCTGTAAGCACCCAAGTGAATACCGAAGTTAGTATGATCAATAAACCTATGATAGTTGTTATTAATCCGTCTTTAAATAGTCTACTCATTTTACTCTTTCTATTCTCT